TCCTGGTTTTGCATCTAAGTTACTTTTAAATTGCTTCGGATCCATTGCCGCAAAAAGGTCACCATCTTTTAAACTACCTGACAGTCCTGCTACTGTTGATCCTACAGAATTTAATGCTTCTCCTTTGAATATAGATGCTGTTCGGTCAAGAGTATTTTGTAAATCTCCTGCAAGTTCAGGAACATTATCGACAATGTTTTCGATCTTATTTGATACTCGATTAAAGAGTGCTTTAAAACTCAATTTAAACTCCTAATACATTTTTAAGTGAAGGACCTTTTGGTAGAAATATTTTTACTCCGGCTACCATATCAAACACAGGGTCTTTTATTACATCCATATTTCTTTGTGCAAATACCCACCATAATTTACTACTACCATAAACATCATGTGCTAATAAGTCAGGTCTATGTGTATATTGTGTTTCAATTGTATATAAAAAATCATCTGGTTCTGACGGAACTGGTCGTATTTGAAATGTTCCTAAATATCTATTGTCTACCACTTTTGTATTTTTCCACGGACTAGAATTTGTATATGAAACAGACATTATAAAAATCCTCTCGTACTAATTAAATTACCACTAACAAAATCATTAAGATTAAATTGTTCAACATGTGTTCTACTGTAAATAGGCTGTAGTGTTACTGCTATCAAACTTTGTGCAGGTACCCAAGTTCCTGGTTCACTTTCGTTAGTTCCAGCATCGCCACCTGCGATATTTGTTTTTAAGTAATCAACATCTTGTGGCATATCAACGTTAAAACTTGTTACAACACAAGGAACATTTTTAAACACATATTCTCCGTATCCATTAAATTTTACAATTGGTGGCGGATTACCTGTGTTTGCTCCGTTGTCTCCATAAAACATTTTTGTTAGTGTACGCAAGTAAGTTACTGCCGCAACCCAATATTCTGCATCTTCATTAGTTTCAATAAAGAAATCACCGGATACTACTATAGCATCCACAGCGGAGTTCTGGTAATTGTAAAAAGGATAATTACTATGTACAGGTTGCATTGAACTATATGACGCCTGATGCGAAAATATTACTGACGGAGTAAACGGAAATATTAATCTATTACCTGAATTTACTAGTGGTGCCATTAAACTAGAATCTAATTCACCAATAACTGGAGGAATACTAATACTAACACGCCAATCATTATCACCTGCACTGTCTATAATCTTTGCTTCTGATGTTGTTCGGTTTTTTGGTACAGCATCTTTTGGTATGTTAACACTACGACGAGCAACAATTTCTTCAATACCCGACCGATATGCATTAACACGCTTTTTTACTGCTTTAGTCACACTTTGTACTGTGGCTCCAATAGAACCAGAATTTTGTACACCGGACGAATTTGGATCTTGATCTCGAAATGTTGTCATAAATTACTCCATTAAACTTTATAGTATTATTTAGTTGACTTTTTTAACTACGTATATTATAATAGTAACTAATATATATTAAATCGGAGACCTAATGAGAAAAGTAAATTACTTAAACAACAAAGATATCTTAAAAGAGATACACAAATCAAAAAGCACCTTTTGTAGTTATGTTGCTGACGAATATGGTATGTTTGATATAATTTTGCCTAGTATAGACAAGATAAACATTCGTACTATTGCCGAAGCAAAGCGTAATAAAGCAAAAAAACAAAGCCAATTAGCCTTTGAAACAAGAAAAATGGCCGGAGAAAAGATTAAACAAGCAGAATGCGAAGTTGATTACCGAAAAATTACAAAAGAAGAATTAATTTTTCGAATTATGACATTTGACCACATTCCAGAAGAGCCCGGAAGAAAGAAAAATCCTAAAACTATAGCAGATACAAAGACAAAACTTAATTTTCCACCGTTTCAGCACTATAAGTTTAATGAACACGATGAATTAGTTTGTGTAGGCAAATCACACTGGGAAGGCGGACTAGAAAACGGCTTTTTTAACAAAGGCCACGGAAAAGCAACTAATAAACTTGCTATGATGTGGATGAAACTGTGTGATAGATACGCAACAAGAGGAAATGTACGTGGATACACATACAATGACGAAATGCGTGGACAAGCAATACTGCAATTAGCACAAATTGGACTACAATTTGACGAGTCGAAGTCGCAAAACCCATTTGCTTACTATACAGCGGCAGTTACAAACTCGTTTGTACGTGTTATCAACTTAGAAAAGCGTAATCAAAACATTAGAGATGATATTTTAGAGATGAATAATATGAATCCTTCATATACTAGACAACATTCTGGTGAATGGGAAGCCCAACAGAAGCGAGAAGCAGAAGCAAACGCTAAAAAAATAAACACTTGACAATGTATAGTTTTTAACGTATAATAATATAGAAAACAGGAGTGATTATAAGTGTTTAAAAAAGCGGCTGTCTTTACTGACATTCATCTTGGCCTAAAAGGCAATAGTAAAGTACATAACGATGATTGTGAACGTTTCGTAGATTGGTTTATCGAACAAGCAAAGGCCAATAACTGTGAAACAGGTATCTTTTGTGGCGACTGGCATCATAATAGAAACAGTTTAAATCTTACAACTATGGATGCTACAATCCGTTGTATGGAAAAACTTGGTAGTTCATTTGAAAAGTTCTACTTCTTTGATGGTAATCACGACTTATATTATAAAGATAAGCGTGATGTCAACTCGACAGCGTTTGCTACATACATTCCTGGTATTACTTTTATTGATGAAATATATCAAGAAGAGGATGTTGCACTAGTCCCTTGGTTAGTAGGCGACGAATGGAAGAAGATGAAGGACATTAAAACAAAGTATATGTTTGGACACTTTGAACTTCCTAGTTTTTATATGAACGCCATGGTACAAATGCCTGATCATGGAGAACTAAAGAGTGAACATTTTGTAAATCAAGAATATGTGTTTAGTGGACACTTCCACAAACGCCAGAAACAAGGCAAGGTACACTACATTGGTAATGCATTTCCACACAACTATGCAGATGCATGGGATGACGATCGCGGAATGATGATTCTTGATAGAGAAAACAATAAAGAACCGGAATATTTAAGTTGGAGTGATTGTCCTAAGTATCGAACAACTACACTTAGTCGATTATTAGATCCTAATCAGGATATTATTAAAAGTAATATGTACCTACGTGTTACTATTGATGTTCCAATTAGTTACGAAGAAGCACAATTCATTAAAGAAACGTATATCTCACAACATGGATGTAGAGAGATTACTTTAATCCCGCAAAAACAGGTTGAAGAAATTTCAACAGATTTAGATATTTCAACATTTGAAAGTGTTGACGAAATTGTATCTAAAGAAATTACTGCAATTGACTCAGACAACTTTAACAAGAAAATGCTATTGGACATCTATAACGAACTATGATACAAATTAAAGACCTAACTGTAAAAAACTTTATGAGTGTGGGTAATCAAACTCAGGCTGTTGACTTTAATAAAGAACAACTAACACTTGTACTAGGTGAAAACTTAGATCAAGGCGGAGATGATAACGGATCACGTAATGGTACTGGTAAAACTACTATCATTAATGCTTTAAGTTATGCGTTATACGGTACAGCGTTAACAAATATTAAACGTAATAATCTTATTAACAAAACTAATAGCAAAGGCATGTTAGTAACACTGCATTTTGAAAAAGATGGCATAGATTATAGAATTGAAAGAGGGCGGTCACCTAATGTCCTTAAATTTTATATTAACAATCAAGAACAAGAAATGTTAGATGAGTCACAAGGTGATTCACGTAAAACACAAGAAGATATTAATCAACTATTAGGCATGACCCACGATATGTTCAAGCATGTTGTTGCACTTAATACGTATACTGAACCGTTTTTAAGTATGAGGCAGAACGATCAACGTGCTATCATTGAACAGTTGTTAGGTATTACTATCCTTAGTGAGAAAGCAGATACTTTAAAAGACCAAGTTCGGCAGACTAAAGAAACTATTACACAAGAAACATTAAAGATTGAAGCAATACAAACAGCAAATAGCAAGATCGAAGACACTATTTCTAGTTTGCAAGGAACACAACGTGCTTGGCTTGCTAAGAAGCAACAAGACATTAGTAAACTAGCATCTGCTATTGATGAGTTAGAACACTTAGATGTTAATATTGAATTAGAATCTCATGAAAAACTATCTAATTGGAATGAACATAACAATGCTATTTTGGCTCTTAAAAAAGAATTAAGCACATTAGAGCCAGCACTACAACGTGCTGAGAAGAGTGTTGAAAAAGCAACTAAAGACATAACAAATCTTGAAGATGCTACTTGTTATACATGTGGACAAGAACTACACGCAGATAAAAAAGCAGAACTACAAACACGTAAAGAAAAAGAATTAGATGAAGCAATTGACTATCGATCAGAAATTTCTAAAAAAGTAGATGACGTTGTTAAGGGACTTGGAGACATTGGTGATATCAATGGTAAACCTACTACTTACTATGAAACAGCAAAAGAAGCATACGAGCATAGACAGAATGTTGACAGTTTAAAAACTGCTTTACAAAATAAACAAGACGAAGAAGATCCTTATCAAAAACAAATTGACGAGTTGACCACAACAGCCGTACAAATTATAGACTGGTCTCCTGTTAATGACTTAACTAGTTTCAAAGAACATCAAGAGTTTTTATTAAAACTGTTAACAAACAAAGATAGTTTTATTCGTAAGAAGATTATTGATCAAAACTTAGCATACTTAAACAATAGACTTACATATTATCTTGACAAACTAGGTTTACCACATCAGGTTGTATTCCAAAACGATCTAAATGTTGAGATTACACAACTTGGTCAAGACTTAGACTTTGATAACTTGTCAAGAGGTGAGCGTAATAGACTTATCCTTGGTATGAGTTTTGCATTTAGAGATGTTTGGGAAAGTTTATATCAAAATATTAACTTATTGTTTATTGATGAGTTAATTGACAGCGGTATGGACACTGCTGGAGTTGAAGGATCTTTAGCAGTTCTTAAGAAGATGGGTAGAGAACGCAATAAAAATGTGTTTCTTATCTCACACAAAGACGAATTAATTGGTAGAGTTAATCATTTAATGAAAGTTGTTAAAGAAAATGGCTTTACTTCATATGAAAATGACATAGAAATAGTAGATTAATGACCGACGACACACACGATCTATTAACAAAAGCATATATGGAGTATTTCAAGGAAAACGAGAATTTTGAAAATCGTTTATCTTATAGGACACACCGGGCAAGCCGGAAATGCCTCAGAGAGATACGCAGATTGAGTAAATTACGTATGGACGAGATTAACGAAACGTTCAAAACCAAGATCGAGGCAGAGAAATAGAAGACACGGTAAGTAAGTTCATGCAGTGGACTTATCAAGGAAAAACAATTGACACAATACCAGATGAGTATGAAGGCTTTGTTTATCTAATTACAAATACCACTACAGGCCAAAAATATATAGGCAAGAAACTAGCAAAATTTAAAACTACCAAGCCACCACTCAAAGGCAAAAAAAATAAAAGACGTGGAAAAAAAGAAAGCGATTGGAAAGATTACTGGGGATCCAGTGACAGACTAAACGCAGACGTTGCACAACTAGGCGAAAACAAGTTTACAAGAGAAATATTATACCTATGTAAAGGTAGGGGCGAAATGTCCTATATAGAGGCAAGA